AAAGTTTATGTAGGTAGTCGTTGGTACTGAATGTATTAAAATGAAATTGATTTACAGGACATGCTGCTGTACCTTCTAACCAACCAACTGGTATTTCATTGTTAACACATCGTCTATCAAAAATAATATCAATAGGACTAGCACCTTGGCTAATCATAAGAGCATACACAGCAAGATAATCTCCTGCAGCTTGAGAATAAGGTTCACAAGTTGCATGATAATAATCAGGTACTCCCCAGTTGCTGAATTTTATTCCTGCCTTTAAAGTAGCGCCGCATTCGGCTAGTGTTTCTTCTAAAGGTATACCTATAAAATCACAAAAATGATGCCAGTGCTCAGTTGCACCTTCTCCTACTCCAATAATTCCAACAGCAGAACTTTCAATAACCCTAATATCTTTATCTGGGTATTGAGTTTTCATCATTAACGCGGTAATCATCCCACTTGTTCCTCCCCCGAGGACTATCATTGTGTCAATCTTGTCCATAAACTATATTTCTCCACTGTTCTACAGTATAACACACATCACAGATATTATCAATTTCTTTTGACAAAACGGAGTAATGTCTTTTAAAATCTTCGAGTATATTTGGGCGTTTTGACAACAAACGGTTCTTTAATTTTTCCACATTGATTAAATCCAGTGCCTGTGCAACTACGGTATAGCTTTCGAATCCGTAACTTGGAGTGTTACCTAATCCCAAAAATCCCTCAGAAAATAAGTCAAGGCGATGTTGCAGACTGTCAGGAATTCTTGTTTTATCCCTGGCATGTTGTTGCCAAAATTCAGTATCTCTTCTGTGACCTCGATAGTGCATAGCGAGGAAGTCTCTAATATCATTCATCCTATTCAAAAAATCTTGATTAAATAATCGCTGTGTTATGGAATTGTGTTCCATATTAGGAGACCAATACTCACTTAAATGTTCTAGTTGTGCCACAACAACAATTAAACCATTAGATTCTAACGGTTCTAAAAATCCAGAACTAAGGCCAATTGCTATAACATTTTCACGCCAGGAATTTTCTAACTGCGCTGGTGTAAATTTTAAATTAGCAACAGGTTCAATTTTTTTACCAACAGATTGTTCTATTTCTTGAATAGCTGTATCAACAGAAATTAAATCAGGATCGAAGATATAACCGTTCCCAGAACGATGTTTTAAATTTATACCCCATTTCCATCCATATTTCATGGCTTCAATGTTAGTATAATTAATTAATTTTGGATTATCTTCCCACCAAGCAACTACTTGTCTTGCAGGAAAATATTTTGTTAAATCAACAACCGGCTCGCCTATTACTTTGTGCAATAACAGTCTAGCAAACCCTGAACAGTCAATGAACCAGTCGCCAACAACAACCCTGTCGTGGTCTAATTTAAGACTTGCTATACCGCCTGTTTTTAATCTAACTGATTCTAGATATCTTCCTTCAATAAGAGAAATACCTCGTTTTAATCCTAACTTTTTTAAAAAATCAGCATTAGCCCTACTGTCAAAATGCCACATTGGCATAGTTAACAAATTAAATTTAAGAGAATTGTCACCAGATGCTGTTATTGGAAGTTTGTTTATTCGTTGCAAACGGCCGTTGTAGTAGATATTTTCTTGTTTTATTCCTTCAACAATAGCACAAGCCACATAGTCGTTATTTTTTCCAAACTCAGGAAACTCTGCATCATATTGCAATTTATACCAATCCGGTATTAAACCGTGAACGTAGTCTGTACCAACACCGTTCCAATTTGTAAACTTGCCTCCTAGCTTAGGCATGGCATTTGTTGCCTTGATCCACTCGTCAAAATTAATGCCTAAAAAGTTATATAATTTATTAAGTAATGCAGATCCGCTTTCACCAGCAATAATAGGTGGCGTATTTGGATCTTCAATAACTACAACATCACAAGCCGGCCAGTTAGCCTTTATAAACAATGCTGTTAGCCAGCCCGCAGATCCTCCTCCTAAGATAACTATTTTATTCATTAAATTTATCAGACATTATATAGTCAAGTGCTGCTCTGTGATTAAACGCTTTTTCAGCATCTTGATATAAACGAACATTGGAGATTTTTTTACGAGCTTCATCTATAAGACCTTGATCTTGTCCCATCCAAATATTGGTTATAGATGCCATGTTGAACAAATCAAGCCCATACATAATCTGAAGCCAATTTTGTTCTGTGAATAAAATAAAAGGTTCTGCAAAATGAGAACGGAGAGGAATGACATTTTTAAAATACTCTAACGTTTCTTTATTAAAATCCGTTAACTTTATATCGTGTTTACAACTTTTCCAAAACGCAGAATCATTACGTTTAGTGAAATAATGAATTTGCACAAAATCAATGATATTTTGAGATACTTTGCTAAACTGATTATTATATTTTTCAGCGGTAGCATTGTCGCCAGGAATCCAATTTAGTAGAGCTGCACTTAATCCAAATGCCTGCTGTATTGATGTGCCTATACTACTTGCTTCTAGTGGTTCTACAAACGATGCAGAAAGACCGATGCTGGCACAATTTTTAATCCACGGATTTTCAAGATATCCAGCTGAAAATTTAAAACTCTTCTTTACCTCTACTTCATGTGGATAGTATTGTTGTATTTCTGCAAATGCTTGATCATCGTTTAAAAAATTATCTGAAAACACGTAACCATTCCCATAACGTTCTTGTGTAGGAATTCTCCACATCCATCCGCTAGACAACGCTCTACTTAAAGTATGAGATGGAATTTTTTGTTCTCCAGGTGTTGGAAAAGCAAAGGCTCTATTCATAGGCAAATAGTCTTTACAATCTTTCCATTTGCCTCCTAACTTAGATGCAATAATTCGTTTGAATCCGCTAGAATCTACAAAAAAGTCAGCAGTATATTTGTTTCCAGCAGAAATTAAAGACTCAACATTGCCTTGTTGATCTAAAACAACATCTAAAATATCGTCATCAACAAATTTAATACCCATCCCAACAGCTTTCTTATGAAAGAAGTTATTGAGTTTATATGTGTCAAAATGATATTGATTAACAGTAGATGTTAGTGGATGAAAATGTATTGATTTTAATATGCTATCTGGTGTTAAATGTTCTGCCTTATCTACCATTAACTGAATCATAATAGCAGGCACACCTGACGGAATAGGTTCAGTGTAATTGGCATGTAAAGAATGCATATAAAATTTTCCATCACCATTCCAATTTTCAAATTTAATTCCTGTTTTAAAAGTAGCACCAGTTTCTGTTATAAGATCCTTGAGCTTAATATCAACAGCTCGCATGAATGTAGACCAGTGTTCAGTACTTCCTTCGCCAACACCAACAATACCTATATTAGAACTTGCTATGACTGTTACATCAATATTAGGGTACCACTTTTTTAAAATCATTGAGGTTATAAGTCCAGCAGTACCGCCGCCTAAAATACAAACTGACTTGATCATTTTCTTAGTATAAATCTAAAAAATTTACAAATCCACGGTTCTGTTTTTACTAATTTTTTACCTTTGCGTTGATTATTTGGAATATTTCCAGCAACAACTTGCCAACTTAGATTAGGTTGATATGTTTTAATAGTAACGCATGAATTTGCTAAATGTTCTAATTCTTCTGTTCTTTCTTGTTTAATTGGTTTAAACAAGTCTTGTGGATTTTTACTTCTAAATTTTATATAAGCAAGAGGTTGCCCTCGTTTTATATTAATTTCATTTGCTAACAATTCAAATGTTGGAACTACTGGACGTTGCCATGTGTTAATATTAAAACTTGCAGGCATTAAACGCCATCCAGGGTCAATACTATTAAAAGGAGGTAAAAAATCAATCCAAACATCATCGTCTGCTACAAACAAATATGAACTATTAATAGCAACAATCGGCCTGTCTTTTTCAACATCAAAGTCTCCCCAGTGCGTTCTTATCATAGCATTATGCGCCATTTCAGGAAGATTGCTATGTAGAACTTTGTTAGTATCATCCCAACGTATATCTAAGTCAATAGGAGACTTAATTACCCATGTTTGATCTACATATTTTACAAATGCAGGACATTTCATAAATCCAGCAGATGAATTTTTCCACGTGTCGATTTTTTCTAACTCAAAATTTACAACTTCATTCCAACCATAGTAGTTCACAGATCCTTGATCAGTGTAAGGAGATTTTTCAAACCACGGCACGTATCCAATTTTTATAACTGACATATTAATCCCATTTTGATGCCCAATAACCTTTAGGACAATGCATTCCTTTTTGTCTTGTAGTCTTAGGTAAAAAGTTATTTGTAACTTTACAACCCCAGTCTTCAAATGACTCGCAACTTTTACAAATGTTCATTCTTTCTTCTCCTACGGCAGGATCAACTAAAAGAATTCGTTCATTGAGCGGTTTTATTGGCGTTTTTTTCAACGGCCTTATTGTGCGAGGAACTTTTGCTCCTTCAACAGACGGAACATTGTCTGTCCTTACCAGTTGATTTTGAAACTGAGCTAGTGTAATTTTACTCATTGTTGTCTAATTTTTTAATTTCTGAAAAATTAACAGAACTTGTTCCCCATGCTTTGTCGACTTGTAACTTCATAGTAACAAATTTTCTTAAATGCGGACATTCTTTTGTTGGTGCTAATCCTCGATGCGGAATATTGCTATCAAATGCAATAGCAGTATTAGGCATTGGGTGATATGCAGCGATTATCTCGCCCTTTTCGTTAAAAAATTGAATTTCTCCACCCCATTCTGCATCCCATTCTTTGTGCGGAAAATAACAGAATGTCATAAATCCGTAACCTTCTTCTGTAAATTGAAAATCGTTGTCAATATGTATGCTTCCGTCTAGTCCATGAGTACGGCCACCGCCCTGACAATTTAATAATTTAAAAACGTAATTTTTTACGTTTGGATCAATTTGTTCTAGCCTATCAATAATGTTTGTTACTAGTGTTTCGTGCCACCGATTTTTTACTAAATCGCACCACCATTTTGGCTTTGGGTCTTCGACTTCCCATGCATACGTTGGCTCAGCGACCCCAAATCTCCAAATATCTTTATCTAAGTCAGATGACAAGTTTGCAAAAACATCAGGTGTTGCTGCATTTTCAACACAAAAAATCTCTAATTTTTTATCCATATGTGCTCCGTTAAGGTAGTATTTAACTTGTTTTTTTAGTGTTTAGAGTATTACTGGAACAAAACCCATGTTATCCATAATCCTGTCAGTGCATTCTAAATCGAACCCAAAAGTAACTCGCTCACCTTCAAACGGCTCTACAATTTCTATATGATGAAATCTGTAACCAGGCCCAATATAAATGTTACCAGGCTCGTTTTTTATTCTATAAAGTTCAGTACCGTTTGGTTTGTCTGTGAATACAGTATAGGTATTTTTTGGATCTATGCTGATATAACCATGCCAAGGCCAATCGTGGTTATGAGATTTAAGTACTTGATTTGGAGTATGACTGTTTATCCAAGATTGTAACCATAACTGACGAGGTGTTGGAGTATTAGTTAGTTTAAAATACTCACGTATAGCATTTATTTGTGCAACATACATGTCATAAAACCATTCATTACAACAACATAGCCCGTAAACATTATAGTTTGTAAATTGCCATGTGATATTGTCGTTTTTAACGTTGTGATTTATTTGATTAAATTTTCTTTTAAACTTTTCTACACCTATTTGTGTAATTCTTTTCATGTTTTCTACATTTGCAGCTACACTTGGAATATTGACTACCAAATATTTGTATTCATCGTTATAATACATGTTTCTTCCTTTTTAATTCTTCAATTGATTGATTACTAGTAGCAAACTCTGCTCTGCCATCGTATCTTTTATTTGCATAATTACCTTGCTGATCAACATAATGAAAAAATGCCTGGTATTGAAAATTAGTTTTTAATGGCATTCTCCAGTGTAAATTTTCTATTCCTTTGTAAACTAATATATCGCCTTCGCATAAGATTTCTTCTGTTGTGGCATCTTTAGTTTGTATAAAAAATGGCCATACATCAGTGTCATATTTTAAAGTTAACGTAAAACTAAACTCACATTCTTCTCTGTCAGTATGTGGTAACAACACTTCATTTCTTTGATATATTCTAGCGTAGGTATAGGTTGGAAACAGTTTCTTTCCTGTTATTTTTTCAATTGCAGGTAAAAATTCTAAAGCCTCGTCATTAAAAATTCCATAAAACGCTGGGCTAATAATACATTGATTATCTGGTGGTAACGATAAGTTTTCTTTATAAAGATTGTCAAGTTTATTAGCCATTGTGTAACAACGATCTTTATCAACAAATTCTTTAATAACAACAAAATCTTTCATATTAATACCAATAATAAGACAAGTCGTCTTGAGGAACTTTGAAATCAGTTTGATACAATTTTAAAATTTTTTCTTTTTGATCGAATGCATTTAAAATTTTTTCATATACAACTAAATTATTTTCCTTTGTCAAATGACATTTTCTTCTTTCGTTATTACCCGCATGAGTTAGGCCGTAGTGATACATTTCTAAATCGGCAAGATGACACAGCGAAACGGAATTAATTCCAGGCATACTTTCAAGAAATGCTGGTATTACAAGTGTATTACTAGATTTTAGGATGTCTTCTAACATAAAATTATGAAATGCATTTTCTCTTTCTTCAGAATAGAAATACTTAAACCACAATTCGCCAAAATTAATTCCAAACCATCTTGGCCATGTTGTAGGATTAACATTTAAGTGTCGATCCAACGACTCAACATAAATTCTTCCCGGTATTGTTATTACAAATATGTTATAATCGTTTGTATGGTGGTCTTTCTTCCACTGTTTATAAGACCACCATAAACTAGATCCGCTTAATGAATAATTTGTAATTTTAAAATTAGCAGTTAGAAGTTCCGGCCATGCAAGATATTTTTCATTTTTAGCCCATGTTGGTTCTGAAAAACTATCTCCAAATATTGCTAATTTTTTCATGACGAATACTTTATATTACAAAAAAATGGCTGTATTAGACGCCCTGAATCTTTATCATTACCAAAGTAACGATCAGATTTATGCCATACAGAAGGTGAATACAATACAGCTCTATTATACTTGTTTTCAACAGATAAATTCAAAGTCCACCAACGATTAAATTCTTTACTGTCTTGATCTCTGTTTAGTTTCCTCCATATATGATTATGTTTTTCTGAATATTCTAAAAATTCTTGTTCATACTCTTTGTTAAAATCATATATTAAAGTACCAGAATTAGGTGGAGGATTTGGATTAAGATACACTACTCCAACATGCGTGATTTCCCAATCTTTAGGATCGAAGTCGTAGTGTATCCAGGAATCACCGTCAGTTTCATAACATAATTGAAAATTAGTTTCAAAATAACAATTATAATTTGTGGGCACACCTTCAAGTAAGCTGTGCATTAAACTGTCTCTAAATTCTTCGCAAAGTCGAGGATTGATATCGTTGATAAATTTTGATCGACGTCCAGGCCAGTTACCAAATCTTTCAGGATGACTTTCAGGTAAAAATTCTTGATTTAAGGCAAGATTTCTAACCATGTCAGGATCTTTATAAAAATTTTCAACAATAATAACTTTATTTGTTAGGTACATTATCTTTCCAATGTTATATCAAAACTTATTGATATGCGATCCTCGTCATTTCTATTAGGCAATACAAAATGTTCAAGATACGAAGGAAACAAAATAATCATATTATCAAAAGGAACAAAGTATTCACTATCACCGTAGTTAAAAATTCTATCGGGCGCATGAACAGATCCTGGACGAGGATCTCTAAAAACTATGCTACCTGAATCTTGTGGAACTTTAAGATAACATACTCCAGATAAATTAAATGCATTACTGTGAGAATGAATTAAATTTTGATCATGTTTCTTATTAATACAAGCCCACATTTGATGAAACTTAGTACCTTTTACATCAAAAACTCTAGTGCATAAATCTGCAACATGACTGCATATGGGGTTGAAAATTTCATTTTCATATAAGTTGGTTTCACTTTGCCAACCGCCATAGTTTGATTTTTTTATAGTGTTAGGGCTACTGGCAAGTTTATAAACTTCTTGTATCATATTGCTTGGATCGGCCAACAAGGTTGTCATCATTAAATGTGTTGGCCAAAGTGTAATAAATCTTATATCATCTAAATTGCGGTCCATGACACCATCCTACTAAAGTATATCTAGTTCCACGAGTCACTGGCGTAACTTCGTGTATAGTCCAGCTTGGAAATATAGATAACAGTCCCTTTTCTCGTTTTACTTCAAAAGGATTGTCTAATTTAAATCGATATATCAACAAGTCGCCGCCGTCATAGTCTTCTGGATCAGATAATTGCAAACTAAAACTAATTTTTCTTCTAAACTCTTCGAAGCCGTCATCAGTGTGATTGCGATACATGCCCTGATAACTGGCATCATACTCGCTAAATTGAATATCTTCCATTGTTGTTAATTCAAAATTATAAAAATCTCTATTGATTTTTTGAATAGCAGTAGAAATTCTATGAAAAATAAACTCAGTATTTAGGGCAGGACAAATCCAAGAAATTTTACTTCTGCGTGTTTCTAATTTTGCAACACCTGTATTATTAACACCACCTTCTTCTTGAGGTAAAGATTTTCCAAGATCTAAGATAAGATCAATTTCTTCAGGACTAAAAATATTAGTTGCCCACGCATACGGCTCATTCGGCGATTGTTCTTGAATCATCGAATACATTATATTAACTCCACTAAATCAAAGATTGTTTGTAATTTTGTTCTAATTGTTTTGTTGCTAAAACTATTTCTTAAACCTTGATGCAACGGCTTAGGCGGAGTATCTATATTAATCCATGCCCACGCACTATGTTCTTCACTGAGTATTGGTACAAATTCGTTGTTTGTAACGCAAAGATAAGTGTGGAAATTAAAGACTTTGTCGTTTGAAACAAATGTTTCTAAAGGTATAGTTTTGATGATTTCTGGAAAAGAACCAATTTCTTCTTGGACTTCGCGTTGTAGTCCTTGCCAAGGGTTTTCTTTTTGTAGGTTTGTTCCGCCTACCAGTCCCCAAGTTCCTTGATGTTTGCCGTTGGCTTTTTGTAACAGTAAAATTCTTCGTGTAGATTTAGCGTAGAATAATGCTCCGCTACAAACTATACGATCTGTTACAACTCTAGTCTCCATGAACCTGCCCTGTACTCACCCTCAAACGATTTGGTCCAATATACACCGTTCCACACATATTGTACTCCAGTGTATATATTCGTTTGATATATAAGGGTATCAGATTCTTGACTGCTGTTAAAAATTACATTCCACTGTGTTCCAGTCCATTCAATAATGTCATTTGCACGGGCAACAAAATCTGCTCCACCGCTAGATTTCCATGCATCTGGACCATCTTGATTATCAACGTGTCCAATATCTTCAACAATTAAGAATCTGTCTCCAACAGTTACATTTTGCATACCGTGTCCAGGATAAACTTTTTGAGGATCAATAATAGCATCAAAAGTTCCAGGACTGTTTGGACGATTACTTCCAGCTGCATCATAATCAGGATCAGTGTCTAAGTTACCGTTACTGTCAATGCCAGTGTTTGTGTTTAAAGTATCAGAATCCCAAGAAACTGTTAGTATTGTAGGATCTAATGGACTGATTGCTACAGTTCCTACAATCTCAGTTCCGTTGGATTGTGTCAAGTAAAGAGAACTTGATCCTGCTGTGTATTTCCCAGGATATTTGTCAAATACTGTTTGCCATTCGATTGGAGTTCCTTGACGCACAGGAATGTCTAGCGTAGGTTCTCTTGGTATGCTGCTTTCAGATTTGTTAAGTAGTATAGCTTGGTTGTTGTAAACCTGAATGTTATAATCTGTAATTGAAACAACATCGCGTGTTAGTAGCTGGCCCATAGTTATTTCTGGACCTGCCAACGGTTGTCCAAGTCCGTCAATATAAGTATTCTTATCAATTGCAGATCCTTGATGTATACTAGTAATAATTTTTGTAATAACACCAAGGTGTTTAACCTTAACTGGGGGACTAATCCATATAGGAGTGTCAAAATTTAGACTAGCAATATCAATAGGAGTATCGTTGCCAATTGGAACAGTACGACTTGTCCAATTTACCTGGCCTAAATTTAATACAGTCAAACTGGTCCAGTCGATATAATTGTCTGTTGTTTGTAGTTCTAAACTAGGATTGAACAATACAAGTATTTGTTCTAATAACTGTAATTTTTGTTCAGTGTTAGCCGTCCATACATCACATTTTAAACTTAATTTAAAAGGTGTTGGCATTAATCTTTCAACAGTATAATTGCGACCTTGACCAGTAGTGTAAACAGGATTTGCAGGATCGCTGTCATTAATTTCTCGTTCTCGAACATGCACCTTGCCAACATAACTAGGATCGCCTAATCTATTTCTATCTAGTTCTAATCCGCTTATGTAAACACTCATGCGAGGAACACTATTAATTTTGTTTTCGCTGTTTTGACGAATTATTGAAGCAGCTTGTCTATCAGCATCTCCATACATTACTGGAACACGTACAAGTGTACCATCTCCGTAACGCACAGTAAAATTACTTAACACACGAATTGTTTGTGTGATATATCGTCTAATTTGGCCGTCATAAAAATGCTGCATTATAAATCTGCCTTAGGTCTAAGAGCCTTGCTAAGGCTTTGTCGTTGTGCTTCTCTATTATTACATAAGCTAAGTTTCCAAGTACCTTGATATGGAATAGCCTGTTGTTCACTATCAATTATTGGTAGTGTGACATGTATCTTTCCACCTACATCAGTTATCATACCAACATGTTCTGCAATAGTAAAAGCAATTTCTACTGTCTCTAATTTTAGAACTAGATATAGTGCAGTTGTTGTATAGTCAATGTTAGTGTCAAAGCTGAAAACATCTTTTTCAAGATTAATCCAATCAATAGCAATCGCTTCATTATAAATGTAAGTGGTATTATTAATAAATCCAGTAGTGTGTGTTTGTCGTGTGTCGTTGTTGGTCATGTTCATACGAACTGCATCTTCAACTTTAACCCAACGAGTTCCATCAAACCTAAACAGTCTGTTAGGCATAAAATCTGTACGAAGGAAAAAATCATCAGGTCCTGGTGCTTCAGGAAACTGTATGCCATGTCCAAAATCGTAACCGTTTTGCGGAAA